CCAATCTGGATCTATTCTTGTATAATTTGCAAAAAGAGCACCCCTGTCCAACAATCCTTGAATATTATATTCATTGATTACTTGAAAATCTAAAATTCTATTTGGATTCGTCAGATCTGATGTCACAAGGAATCCTTGTACTGGATCTATTCTCTTTTTAGATGCTCCATCAGTCAACATTTTTGTAACTGATCTAAAATTCCAACCAGTTCTATCTTCCCAGCAAAAATAATCTGCTGCTTTATTATCTCTACTGTCTGCATAATTTGAAAGATAATTTAATAATTGAGATACTCTAACTTGACCTTTATTTTTCATCCAAGGATATGAAACTTGATCGTATTTCAACCAAACATAAGTTGATATCGAATCATCAATTTTATTTGTTTTTAAATTAAATTTCTTAAAAATAGTATTTACTAAACCCAAATTTTTAGAATCTGTGCTATCGGTAGCTAAACCTCCAATAAAATCTGTATCATTTTCTAAAACTGTTAGATTGTAATTTGGAAGAAAAATATCGGAACTAATAAACTCTAAACGCCAAACACTCAAACGCTCATTACCAGATGTCTGTTCTAAAAAATTTGATTCATCTGATATTGATTTTGCATCATATATGTGAAACTTTAAAATTATCAGATTGTCTGTATTTGTTCCTAGTTTAAATTGAATTTCTAATTTTTCAGTTCCATTAAACTGAAAATCATCTACCCAATTGCGATCATCGAATACAATTAGACTACCAAACATGCAACTAGTAAATAAAGATTCCTTGAATGAAATAGTAGATAATGGTGGACGATTTACAACTTGAGATGTCCATGGAATTATATCAAATCTAATTTCATTTCCATCATTATCAAGTTTTGTAAGAAATAAAGATGTAACATTTGCAGAAGTTAAATATAAACCATTTTGACCTGGATTATCACCAGGTTTCTCGGTCTTTAACTGCTGAGAAACTGTTTGTGTCTCTGTTTTAAAATTTCCATCAGACATTATAATACAATCTTAAAGTTTTTTCCGATATTATCGGATATTAGCGCATTCTCTATTGTGGATATAACGGATCCAACAAATTCCTTCTTGAGAATTTTTATTCTTTGCTTTTTAATATATTTAGCATATTGATCAGAATCTACCGTCTTCTTTAGTAGACTATATGGTGCTGTTCCACCACACAATCCATATTTGTATATGATCGAATATGCGAAATTATTCTCAGTCAAGTTATCAGTAGTATCTAGATAAACGGTATTGGAGTTGATCGATGTAATTCCAGATGGTCCAGTTCTATATGGATCAATGACCACATTGGTTCCATTGTAGAAGTATAGAACACTATTTCCATATGGTTCAACTAACAATGCACTAGTATAATTCGTAATAGTTGTTGCATCTGTCCCATAAAAACTAAGAGGAGTTACAGTTCCATTTTCTGTATTTTGTCTTGCAAAAAGAATATTATCTCCTTTTGCAAAGGTTCCACTTCCACAGATTCCTCTTATCTTTCTGAAATAAGGATCAAAATCCGCAACATGACGATATACAGCATTGTTTATTGCGCTTGCTCCATCAGAAGCGGTCGCCGTTACCTTAACTACAATATCACCAGGTTTAAGATCTGGAAGTGCTGAAATATAAAAAGCATCTCCACCAAAATTAACTTCATTTTGATTCAGATATTCTTGTTGACTTAAAAACCATTCAGTTTTAACATTTGTAATATTATTAATTAAAAGTATCAACCAAGACAATGAAGTCGAACCATAGAATTTTGCTGATACTATTTCTGGTGTTTCTCCATCCTGGATATAATAATCATCAAATGCCTTGCTGGATTCTACATTTGAAAATGCAACATGGCGAAATATATCAACAAGAGTTACTTGTCTATTTCCGAGAGTATATGTTATTTGGGGATATTCTTTAAATAACATGATCAATTACTCATTAACATTTGTTGTTGTGTTTCCGCCAGAGGGTGTACCAACTTCTCCAATTATATTGGCAACCCCATTGACCAAATTGGATCGAATTCCAGATCTGTTTGTTATATTGAAATTTGTATCTTGAGCAAAACCAGTGACTCTGAATGCTGGTTCTAGTTCTATAAACTGGAGAGTTAAAGTATACGCAACAGGTTTCAACAATCCATTGTGACCCAATGCCGCCAAAGAATTGGTTTCGAATGCCGTTTTCTTATTTCTAACTGTTCTAAGAACACAAAGTTGAGGATATCCAGTCCAATCTGGATCAAATTTATATGAATCTATTGATCCTATTCCAAATATCCACAATGGTGGATGGAATTGTTGTACAACATTCAGTGTTGTATTGAATGTTGGAGATCTAGCAGTTGGTAGAGACAATGCTTCAAATGCTCTGACTATTTCACCTGCCGCCTTTGAATCTTCTTCTGTCAAACATGGGAGATTCATTTTTATTTCAAAAGTTCTAGAGGGACCAGTTGACATATACATGGAATCCATTGTGTCTGCTGGCATGTCTGATTGCCATCCACTCCACTGGGCAAGAAAATTATTTGCAGCTGAAGATGCATTGTCAACTCTTGTAGCTATTGCATTAAATGCATCTTTTAATCCGTCTGGAACAGCAGTTCTTCTGAAAAAATCAAACATACCTGATGCCGCAGTGGAAAATAGATTCAATCCAGCAGTTGGTTGTGCTTGATAATTATGAGATGTAACTGAATCAAAGTTCACAGGTGCGGGAAGAAGAATTTGTGCTTTTTCTTTTCCATCTAAACCCAGAATAGCAGAGGCAACTGCCCTGACTCCAGATGATTGACTGGAAGATCTAGAATATGCTCGAGCTCTTCCTTCTGCGGTATTTGTATATTCATAGCAATAGAATTTCAACCATAATGGAATTTTAGAACGCAAATCTTCATCCGTTGGATAGATTAACTTTCTAGATGACTCTGTTATGGATGTTAAGTTTGCCCCTGGAACTCTCGGTCCTGCCATGTGCTCTCCTAAATATTCGTATGCCGTATAAAACTAAATTTATACCTACAAACACTACAAAATATATAGGCGACATTAATAAAATAATTTGCCGTTCATTATGGGAACGAAAATTTTGCAAATACCTAGATGAGACTCCAAATATCCTCAGATGGTCATTTGAAACCCTCAAGATCCCCTATCTGCACCCAGTGGACAACCAAGTCCATGTGTACTTTCCAGATTTCATCATCGAAAAGAAGGGAAAGAGTGGATTGGTGGAAACCCTAGTTGTGGAAATTAAACCATATAAACAGACCAAAGAACCAAAAATTGGCAAAAGAAAGTCAAAAAAATCAATATTGAATGAAAATATAACTTATGCTATAAATACAAATAAGTGGAAAGCAGCAAAAGCATTTTGCGAAAAGCATTCTTGGAGATTTGTGATACTAACAGAAAAAGAGCTATTCGATGGCAATAAGTAAAATAAGCAAAACCATTCAAGAATTCAGAACAAGTGTAGTTGAAAGAGGTGGACCTCAGATCTCCAGTAGATATGAGGTTATTCTGTCCCATCTAGACCAAGAACCTCTTACTTGTTATCCTTTGAGTGTAATAGTTCCAGGAAGAACTTTCGTATACTACGATCATGATTTGTGGGGTACGATTCGTAAAGTTCCATATAAAAGAGGATACACCCAATGTCATATGTCGTTCATAGTCTATCAGGATTGGGCAGAAAGAAACTATATTGAGAAGTGGATGAACACCATAGTCAGAAATAAGCAGACAGGATCTCCAAAGGATTTAACAAATCTCACCTCTCCTAATATATTCGAAGATGAAACTAGAACAACAGCTGCTCTTCAAGCATCAATCCAAACAGGAGGTCCGCTGTCTGGTGATGTAAATTTTGGAACAAACTATGATGATTTCATAGACTATAATTCTGGGTTTGGAACAATACACATTCGCTGCATGAATGCTGGAACACCAGCACCAGGTCCAAATGGAGAACCAATGCCAGATACCGCAAACAAGACAATAATATTAAAGGAAGTCTTTCCTGCGGCAATAAGTCAAATGAGTCTTGCGTCAGAAGGTACTGGATATCCAACATTCAATGTTACATTCCAGTTTAACAATTACTACTACATGTGAGGTGATATATGAAAGAATTACTAGAAAATATGAAACAGTCTCTTCCTCGGTATAATCTTGTACAACCATCTACAGGACTTACTGTTACTTTCAGACCATTTACTGTCAGAGAGGAAAAAACTCTACTGATGGCAAACCAGACTGGTTCGTATGAAGACTTTCTGGTTACTTTGTCTGATGTCATCGATAATTGTTTTGATTTGCCAGTTTTATCCAAAAAACTTCCCCTGTTTGATATAGAATATTTTTTCCTCAAACTAAGAAGCAAATCTGTTGGCGAATTAGTGGATCCGACCATCATATGCCCAGCGACAGAAGAAAAGATCAAGGTATCTTTGAACCTTGACGAAATCGAACCAATATTCAATAGCAACCACAAGAAAGAAATAAAGATATCAGGCAACATCATCGTAAAGATGAATTACCCAACGATAGAAAATCTAATAAAGAATAAAGACAAAAAAACAGATTATTTCGATCTGTTGATTGAATCCATAGGATCCATACAAACTCAGAATGAAATAATAGAAGCAGGAACTGCTTCCAAGGAAAATATAACAGAATTCGTAGATCTGCTAACAGCGGATCAATATCGACATCTGATTGATTTCTTCAAGACTAGTCCCAAACTGGAAAAGGAAATAAGTTATACAACATTAGATGGAGTCGAAAGAACCATCATTCTAAAAGGACTCAGAGATTTTTTTCAATAAGCCTCAGTCACACGACATTGAATAGCATCTTTAAATTAAATTTTAATCTGATGTATATTCAAAAGCAAAACCTAGCAGACATAGAAAATATGATACCCTGGGAACGCGACATATATGTGGAACAACTGAGGCAGTACATAGAAGAACAGAATCTAAAGACACTACAGTCAAGAGCAGACCACTATGCCAGATAATCAACAATCGAAAAGAGATATAGCAAATTCAGAACTTGATACAACACTCGGCACTGGAGTTGTTTCAATTGCACCACCACCAATACCAAATTATAATGAACTTCAGTCAACAAATAGTGGTGGATCTGGAACTGGAACTGTAAACAATTTCAATACGACCAATGTGACTGTCAATTCCGCTGGCAAGGCATTACCAACCACAACCAATGTACCAGATCAAATAAAAAAAAACTCATATCAACCATTACCAAACTTAACAGATGAGAAGTCTCCAAATCATTTTGAAAGAATGAAAGAGACATATGTCGATCAGAGTAGAACTCCTATGTTGCAACTTGCTGGTCTTGGTAATTTCCACGATCCTGATATATCAGACTATACATTCTCAGAATCATCAATGAAGCAATCTAATGGAAAATTTGCTAAACAGTTAGAAATACTTCATAATATAACCAAGCAGTCTTTCTCTAATCAAGATATACAGGTGACAAGTCCATACTCATATCATGATAATTCCACTATGGTGAACAATACCATGAATGGAAGACAGGAATACAATATTGAAAATCTCAGCATCTCCAACAATGTAAACAACAATATGGAAATTGTAAACGAATTGGCAAGACAAAGAGAAAGATCTGAAAGAAAAACAAACGAAAATATACAAAGAGCTGTCGATCAGGCAACACAATCACAGGTTCCAAAAGATATAGCGGATGCCGATGATATTGAAGCAAGTTCAATGCAACCAAAAGAAGGAGCTGGATTATCTCCTTTGGCAAATAGAAATTTCAAACCAAGACAAGTATCAAATTTAAATCCAACCATGAGCACAATAGGATTATTCATAGACAAAATGAACAGTCCCCCGAGTTGGAGGACTGTTCTTGGTTAAGTTGAGATGTGCTAATCAGTTTTCAGCGAGTTTCTGGAAGTAACTCAGCGCATCAGACTCGTCATCGACATCCTGTTCTACAGGCTTCTTTGACTTGAGTGATGGTTTCTTTTCCACCATCTCTTCCGCTACATCTTCAGCAGTCTTGGTAGCATTCGGTGCTGTAGCACGAACATCACCACCAAGTACTTCCTGCATTCGTGCCTTAAGTTCATCGTAGGACTTAAAGTTTGATGCGTCCAAGAATGGAAGAAGGGCATGTTGAGACTTCCAGATCTTCTCCAACTTAGCATCGTCATCCGACAGAGCAGATGCGCTATCGAACTCTGACTTATCGTAGTTGGTGAATCCACCAACCTTACGGATCTTGATTCGGAAGTTTGCACCCTTCCAGAAATCAAATGGATTGATTGGATCTTCATCGTTGAATTCAGGCTTCATTGCTTCCTGAATCTTCTCAAAGATCTTGGTTCCATACTTATAGAGGAACACCTTACCCTCATTCTGAGGGTTTGCTGGATCGGAAACAACATAGATATTTGAGATATAAGTCAACTTACGCTTACGAATACGCGCAAGATCCTTATCCGACTCAAGACCTGAATTCCAGAGTTGGTTATTAAGTTCTCCAACTGGATCCTTCTGACCGATGGTTGTCAGAGAATTCTCAATATACCAACCACCTGGACCTTGGAATGCATGGTTGTATACCTTTGCCCAAGGAACATCTTCACCATCTACTGTCGGAAGAAAACGAATGATTGCAAATCCGTTACCCGACTTATCCTGTTCTGGTCGCCAGAAGCGATCATCCTTAAACCCTTCCTTCGCCTTGGTCTGGTCATCCATCTTCTTGATAAGATCATCAATACCCGACTTAGACTTCTTCTTAAGATCTCCAAAACCCATAAAACCTTACTTTCCCCAAGGATCTACCTTGGACTAAATTACTCAGTGGGAACTCCCCACCTCTGTATTATACCATAAAATTTCCCAATGTCAAGCAAAGGGCAGTTTGTTTTTAACCTTTGGTAAAAGATTTAAATCTCTTCCCTCCTGCTCAATCTTTTCCAACAAAGGTTGGGTTAAAAGTTTAGGAGCAAGGGAAAAATCATACGAGTATTCATCAAAATAGTGAACAACCGCATCGATATATGTCGCATTGGTTTGCTTCACATAATTTTCTATTCTTTTTGAGAAATCTTCTTTTGTTATCTTGAATATCATGATTCCCAGTATACCCGTAAAAAATAAATAGTCAATCAATAGTATATATAAATGTAAAAGGAAATAATTTATGCCATATACTTTTGACAACATTGAGATCACAATAGCAACTGGAACCGCTGTCATAGCTACCGATTATGGTACTAGCGGAACTGGTTTCACAGCAGCACATGCTCAATTGTCGAAACTTGCTTGGGGTGATGAAAATTCTACTTATCGTGTAACAGAATCTGCTCCTCTTCCCATTAAGATCTATGGTGCGACTGGAGCAACATTACCTATCTCTGGAACTGTAAGTGGAACTGGAGATTTCTTTGTAAGAACAAATCCAACCATTCCTCTTATTATAAAGGGTTCAACCTTTACAACCGATGCTCCAGTAGCAATTACTGGATCGATTCAGGGTATCGCAAACGGAACACCCGTGACTATTACAGGTTCTGCGAATATAATGAATGCTGTATCTGTATTTGGCATAAGCGGAGCAACAGCAATCGCAGTAACTGGCGGAAGAAGATTAAATTCAACAACAGATAGTGTTTCAATTTTTGGTACAATTGGTATATCTGGTGGATTGGCAATGTCTGCTGCAACCGATTCTGTAGCAGCATGGGGATCGGATGGCGGAACAAAAGTCCTAACTAGACTTTATTCTGGTGACGGAACAACACTCGGAGTTTCTGGTGATTCTCTAAAAGTTGCAGTAACTAATGCTGGATTTACATTCTCTGTTTCGGTTTCAGCAACCACTGGTGTTACAAACGATACTGCATCTGGTGCTCTAAGAGTTCAAGGTTATACTGGATCATCTGGATTCCCACTCACGATCAAGGGAAGTCTTGCTGGTGGAGCAGTTGAAATCGGAGCAGTCAGTGCAGTACCAGTTGGAATCTCTGGAACAGTTTCAATTAATGATACAGCACTGATTGCTGAGATCGAAAGTCTGAAGACAAATATTGGAACAGTTGCAACAAATGCAGGATATGCTCTTGATATTCTTAATCTAATGAATTCAAGTGGAAATGGAGCAAAGGTTGCAGTCAGTTCAATCACCAGACCAAGCAGAGTTGTACATGGTCAGAAGAGTCTAACTACCACTCCAGTAATCGTAGGAACAGAATCTCTGAGAACTGGAGTAACAATTAAATCTCCATCATCCAATGCAGTTGACATCTATGTTGGAAACTCCATATCAGTATCTTCAACAACAGGTTATATCCTAAGTCCAGGAGAATCGATTTATCTTGAAGTTTCCACAATGGGATCATTGTTTGCTAGAACTGCTTCATCCACAGGAACTATAGTTTATATTGGAACATAATGAGAACATTTAGATCGACTACATCATCAACTAGAACAAATAACAAAGAGAAACTTGTCTTTGTTAGGGAATCTGTTCTATATGGTTTGGTCATTGAAAATGCAAAGGTTGATAAGACTTCAATTAACAGAGGAATAACATCAACTCCAACTGTTGTATTCTATTCCAATAATACAAGATGCTTGATTGATTATACAAATCAAACCAACTCTGATATAGAGACAAAATTAAATGAATACTTTTCACAGATAGACAGTGGAACCACGCTAAGTCTATTCAATGGAAATTATTCAGATACTAATTCCAATACAGCAGCAGATCTCACAGGGCAATACACATTCCGTAGTTATCATAATGGTATAATAGAAGCAGATGTAGTTTCTGTTGCAACTTTGTCGTCTACTATCAACAGGTACGATAAGACTCGTTTCGAACAAATTCCATATCTTGTTGCAGATACGGTGACTGATGGAAATGAGAATAGATCTATTATTAAAAATAAACTAGGAAAGAATACAAAGAATTCATTTAATTATCTTGGTGTTAAAATTGGAGACTATATTAAGATCTCTGATGTTACATCACAATTGAAAATTGTAGATCTAAAAGTAGATTCAGATGGAAATGAATATATTGTAGTTGATCGCCAGATAGATGAAATGGATCTTACAAATTTAAAGACCAAGGTTGATCTTTATATCGCAGTGACAGATCCGTATACAGTTCCACCAGATCTTACAGAAACAAAGGTGGGAGCATGTATTGAATATTCGGGTGGAGTAGTTATATCATGCACAGATAACCACACGATATCTCAATGTAGATTCCGCACAAACACAACCAACGGAGTAACCACAGAGATAACTTTAGGAACATTCTGTGCCACTCCAGAGACAGACAAGGCGGTACAGAGAGACACAACAGACAACCTCGTACAGTTGACTACAACACTTGCAAATGCAATGACGAGTATGAACACAGCGACATCTGTCGCTGGAGCAATCAATAAGAGTGGAAACACAAAGAACGGTTTCTATGGAAGACCGTTCTAAATCATCTTGATTTCGGTTGGAGTGAGTTTGAACTT